GTTCTTCTTCTCTGCTAGCATAACTTGTTTCTTGAAGTTACTTGCAATCTTTCTCTTAGCTTGCTTGATAATCTCTTTTCTGTCTTTAGATAATGATATACATACTGCGTATCGTTGTTGTCTGTTTGGATATTCTGACATTGATGTATCGTCTATCATACATCTTGAAACAAATTGATTACTCGATTCTCCTGCTCTCGGTTTAGGTAGTGGCATCTTCTTCTGCTTTATCTATGATTCTCTTACACCATTTGTACATAGGATCATCTTCTACCTTAGATACTTTATTGTCACCACCCCATAATGAATAAGATATATCACCACAAATTGGTTTATCTTTTTCATCTATATAATCACCAGTCACATATTCGTATGCCCTTGATAGATAAGCAAATGTCTTCTTAACAATATCTAATGACAAACCACGACCTTCAATAAGATCGTTTGCTCTGTTTTTACCGACTAAGGTTGCACAAGGATTATTAAAAGATTCGTTTATTTCTTTAGACTTCTCTGCGTTTTCTCTTGCAGACTTAGGGTAATCATCATATAATTCTTGTTTATATTCCTCTTCCTCTTCTTCTTTGTCCTTAGATAACGCATCTTCTAATTCTTCCATATTAGCACAAGGCATATAAACCATTCCGTCTTCTGTCTCGTGGGTGTGTGTAGTAGAACAACCTATTGCCTCTGCTCTGTCTTGTGCATCTTCTCTTGAATTATAAACCTCATCGCTAATTGCTTTATCGTCTTTGCTAGACATTGGATGACCTTCAGGTAATAAATCAGTATCGTGTTTACCACTTCTGAATTTACCGTTTCTAAGAGCATATAAATAAGAATTAACTCTACCCATCGCCCATTGATCTTCGTTCTGTACGTTAGGTCTTACGGATGATGGGTTGGTTCTATAAGCACCTACACCTCTTTTATAGACTTGATACAATGTTCTTACAGTAGTTCTTTTTGTTTTAGCATCGCCTACCTTTTCATTGTGTTCTTCTACTTTATTCTTTAACGCAGTTTCTAATCTTGCAGTCATCTGCTTCTCCTCTTGCTCTTGCATATCTACCATCTCATCTTCTGTCATAACTTCTTCTTCTTGTTGTGCCTCTTGTACTGGGAATGTAACGTCATCAGAGATACCTAAATCTAAATCAGATATAGGTACAAACTGATTAGGTATTAAGTATTCATTCATTATATGATTATCTTCATCTACACCGTAACCACTAGCTTCTCTCTTTTCATTTGTTGTTAGCCAGTAACTCTTAGATAGGTTGTCTATTAGTTGTTGTTGCTCAGGCATCAGTTCAGGAATCGCACTATAGTCAAAGTCAAAGTATAAATCTTCACCGTAGTGTGGTACTAACCATCTATTAAACTCATCTCTGATCTTATTAAGTTCAGGAATGATTGCGTTAGTAAACAATACTTTCCTCGCTATTCTATAATTATCGTATGTTGTAGATTCAGTATTATTTAATAATTGTACTGGTACTCCATACAGATTACATAAATCTTTAATTGTTGCATTATATGATTCTAATAATTGCAAGTCAGAAGTAGATAAACCAAAGTTTGTCCACGAGAACTTCTTACCAGTAATCATAATATCGTTTGCAGATTTACTTCCTTGATAGTTTCTTCTTAGTGCATCCTTTAATTGTTGTGCTTGTGTTGGTGTTAATTGATCATCGTCAGGAGTAAGCATTCCTCTCGCAGACTGATTATGTAAGAACTTTAGATTAGTTTCTACTGCTTCATTAGCAGTTGTGAGAACCCTCATCCCTGCCTCTATCGGTGATTGACCATAAAGATGTGTTCCATCACCTTGATAGTCAGGATTAAAATCTGCGATATGCAATACTTCTTCAGAAGATAATTCATACTTATTCTTGTTGTACATCATAGTGTACTTAGATACTGGTTTGAATATACCATCAGATTTGATCTCTATGAGGTGAGCAGGTAGGTTATAAATCTGTGAATAGATGCCTTTATTCTCTCCGTTCTCAGGTGCAATACCATAAACAAACCTATTACCAGTAAGTTTACCAAACGATATTAATTCTTGTAAGAAGACAGAAAACGATTGTGCAGGGTTTGGTCTTTCAAGAAGTTTACCTAGTGCAGAATGTTCTACTTCTTCAAAGATATGTTTTCTCATTAGTTTCGATTTGAATACAGAATCTTCATTTAATCCATTAGATAATAATCCCTTATATTCCTTAACTGCACTTTCATCTAGTTTCTGATATATTTTATATGGTACTGTAATAGCAGATTTAGATATTAACTGAATAAGTGAATAGATAGTTGGGTTAAATTTATATCCTTTATCTATGAAGTCGTCGTTGTATTGTGAGTTCGTTATTTGGTTTTTACCAAGTACGTCATAGATGAATCTATTGTACTGTTCATTGGTCTGCTGATTACCAAATGCCTTTATGCTATTCCTGATTCTTTGAAGAAAACTTGCCATATATAGAATTTATTTTCAAAAATACTAAAAATTATTAAACAATGATAAGGTTCGTGTCTCTAGCTAGTCCAGTAGTTACTGCATATCTGAACGCATCCATCAGATGATCCATACCATTCTGTTTTATTTTATTTATTGTGTTACCATCTTTATTTGATTCCCATATATAATACTGGTATTCTTGAAGTAGGTTTTTGCTTTGCTTAGAAGCAAACACATCGTATTCTTTTATGATCTGAATACCATTCATTACTGACCCTGCCCCCTTGATAGATGGTTTACAATACAACCCTAGTCTCTTCATATCTTCTAATGATTTAGGTTCTGCACTATCACAGATGAATAATTCTTCTTCTAACCCTAGATTCTTTATTTCATTGAATATGTCTTGGTTGGTTAAACCTTTTTTATATAACAATTCGTGGACATACAACCTATCGTTCTTTCTTCTTACCTCTACAATAGAAGTCTCGTCATTAGAATATCCCCAATCTAAACCATAAGATACTTCAGATGAATCTTTATCTATGAACTCATTGTAATCAATCCATTTCCAATTATCGAATATCTGACCTTCTTTGAATGTTGCACGTTCACCTAAACCGTAAACCCTCCATCTGTCTGCATCTCTATCTTTCATTCTTAATATTTCTTTTTTTATTTCAGGATCAAGGAACGCATTATCTTCAAATGTGGTAATGTAGGTATCGCAATCATCTCTAGTGCAGATGTCAGAATATATCCAATGAATCACATCAGATGGGTTGAAGTCAAGTATCATCTTCTCGGTTGTTCTAAGTGATAACTGATTAAAGTCTTCTAGGTAGAACTCGTTTGCTTCATTTAAGAAACAATGCGTACGCTTCCTACCTCTAACCTTCATCTCATTATCTAATGATATAAACTCTACTAAATGGTTCTTATACTTAAATGTCATCTCTGCCTTATTGATTTCTGCAAAGTATGTGATGCCTACATTATCTGCTATCTCCATAAAGTCTCTGAATACTGATCCTTTAAGTGCAGGTAATGTCTTTCTAGCTATGGTGATAACTAATCTTTTTTCTCTTGTGGTAAGTAAATAAATGAGATGTTGTACTATTGCGAACGTCTTTCCTGATCTGCTTCCTCCCTGCATTACAGTAATTCTTTTATCTGAATTTAATATCTGATAGAATTGTTTATTACATTCTACTGTTTCTTTTCTACTGGCTTCCATTCAATGAGTTTGCTTTCTATCCCTCCCTTATGCTCAAGTATTTGTTGTTCTATGTATCCTCTCTTCTTTCCTTTGGTCTTCAAATAAAATATTGTTGACGTTGGGTTATCGTTTGTTATTTGATCAAACAGTTTTGATTCTACAAAATCCAATGCTACATTCTGAAGTTCATCTACCTTTTCCTTAAACTTAGAATCATTGTTATAATACTTATAGAAGGTTGATCTATTACAACCTACCTCTTTACAAGCAGATGTAACAATGCCTAAATGTTTTTCAAGAGCATTAATTAAGTTGTTTTTTAATATGTTGGTTTTCGTTGCCATAATACAAAACTAAGAATATTTTATTACGATTTGATTGTACTTTAAGTTTTTACCATCAATTCTCTGTTTATAGTAATAATATAAAAGCCATAACTGTTTGATTTGCCATTCAATCTCAGGAAGTTTTCTGTAGTATTTATCGTTTACTGGAAACAATTCTGCTAGTGCGTAGATGCGTTTAAAACATTTAACGTCGTCGTTATTATGATATTCGTGTTCTTTCGCTTTTTTTTTATAACGCAAGATAAATGTTTCAATTTCTCTTATTACTTTGGTCTTGCCCTCTGTTATCACATTCTAAAAGTAAGATAAATTCATCTCTTGTAATAACTTTATTTAGATATTTATATGTTTTCTTGTTGTTTATGTCGGTAAGAGAGATACATTTTTCTCTTAATTCGTGTGTTTTAATCTTTGGATTGGTAGCGATAAATATACTTTGTGAATCACATTTGTAGTAAGTCCACAGTTTTCTAACCGTATCACAAATGTTTAAAGATTCACCTAGTATATTATCTTGATTGGAAATAAAAAGATATCTAGTCTTTAATTTCTTTTGTCTCTGTAACCTCTTCTGCCACATCATCTTGTTCTAACTCTTCAACCTTTGGAGGTTGTACACCAAACTGTTCTAATGCTTGTAACACAAGACTTGATTCAGATAATGTAAAGAGACCTGATTTATTTCCCTTCTCACATACTTGAACTATTAATTGTAATGCTTGTTCTTTTGTCATAATTATTATTTATTTAAACCTACCAGTAATAAAATCATATTCTAAAAGCTGACTGCCTAACTTACCATTCAACCTTTGCGATTTCATTTTTACTGTTTCAAACTCAACAAAGTTAATATTATTATCAAGATTATCTAATTG